CAGGCTGCTGGACGGTGAGGCCGTGCATCTGGTGAACACCGATCCGCCTTATAACGTCTGCGTCGAGCCGAGAAGCAACAACGCGATCGCCGCCGGGCTCTCGTCATTTCCAGGCGACGAGTTCCAGCAAAAGAAACTGCTAAAGAAGACCTGCCGCGCGGATGGTCTCCAGCATCACCAGTCGCTCGACGAGGCCCGGCATCCGGAGAAGGCTAAACCGACACAAAAGAAGATGCGCGCCAAGGACAGACCGCTCCAGAACGACTTCGTCTCGGATGAGGAATTTGGCAAGCTTCTATACGCCTGGTTCGGCAATCTGGCCCGCGTCCTCGAGCCGGGCCGTAGCTTCTGGGTCTGGGGCGGGTATGCCAACATTGCCAACTATCCGCCGGTACTCAAGGCCGTGGGGCTGTACTTTTCGCAGACTGTGATTTGGGTGAAGGAGCACCCAGTACTCACTCGCAAGGACATGATGGGCAACCATGAGTGGTGCTTCTACGGCTGGCGCGAAGGGGCGGCGCACCAATGGTACGGTCCCACGAATGCAACGGACGTCTGGTGCGTCAAGAAAATCAACCCGCAAGACATGATCCATTTGACCGAAAAGCCCGTGGAACTAGCGGTAAGGGCAATGCAGTACTCCTCGAAGCCCGAGGACAACGTGCTGGACCTGTTCGGGGGCAGTGGCTCAACGTTGATAGCTGCCGAACAGACGGGACGCCGAGCGTTCCTGATGGAAATCGATGCGCTTTATTGTGACGTGATTGTCGAGCGCTGGCAGCGCTTCACGGGACGGAAGGCCGAACGCGCTACGAGCTAGTTTCGGGATTGCTGGACACCAAAGCATGGCCGACTCAGCGTCACAGCCTCAACCCTGGGACCGCCTGCCCGGAGAGCCGAACCGTTGGTTTTCCCGGTTCGAGCATTATCGACGCTCCGGGTCGAATCGGTCTCTCCTGGGCACGGTGAATGACGAAAGGACACAGAAAGGCAAAATAAGCCAGGCTAAGGTTTCTGGGGCCTGGAACCGGGCTGCCCTTGATTGGCACTGGAAGGAGCGTGCGGAAGCCTGGGACGAGCACGAACGCCAGAAGGCCCGCGAAGCGCACGCCAAGGCCATTTCGGAGATGAATCAACGCCACGTCCAAGTAGGGCAAGCCATGCAAGGCAAGGGCATTCAACGCCTCAAATCCTTGGAGTTGGACGACATATCGGCCACGGAAGCTGCGCGTTTGTTGACGGACGGCACCAAGCTTGAACGGACCGCCCACGGCGAACCGGAAGCCATCGAAGAGCGGCGTTTAACCGGCAAGGGCGGCGGTGCATTGAAGTTCTCTTTGGAAGATGCCGTGGCTGCGGACCAAGAATTGGAGGAGTGGCAGAATGAACGCGTCCAGCCGCCAGGAGATGGAACGCTTGCGGAAGGAGGTTCGCAAGTGCCGTAGATCGCCTGCCTACTTCCTAGACACGTACTGTCAAATCTATGACGCCGTATCCAGGGAGTGGGCGCCGTTCCGTCTGTGGAACGCGCAGTTTGAGACCATTCGAACTATCGCGGTCAATCGCCTAATTGTCATCTTGAAAGCCCGGCAACTTGGCCTGACGTGGCTGGTGCTGGGCTTTGCGCTGTGGCTGATTTTGTTTCATCCCGCCGCCACGGTGCTGCTCTTCTCTCGCCGCGACGACGAAGCCATGGACCTGCTAGGCACGCGCCTGCGCGGAATGTACGATCGCCTGCCGGCCTGGCTCAAAGTCCGGTCGTTCGGCGTGGACAACGATCACGAATGGCAGCTTTCCAACGGCTCGCGCGTGCTGGCTTTCCCGACCACGGCCGGCGACTCATACACGGCTACGCTGGCCATCGTGGACGAGGCCGACCTAGTGCCGGACCTAGATCGCCTCATGCGCGCGGTGAAGCCGACCATCGACGGCGGCGGCCAGATGATTCTGCTAAGCAGGGCCGACAAAGGCAATCCGCAATCGACCTTCAAGAAGATCTATCGCGCCGCCAAGCAAGGCCAAACCGAATGGACGCCCATTTTTCTGCCCTGGCAGGCCCGGCCAGACCGTGGTGCCGCTTGGTACCAGGCTCAAAAGCAAGACATCTTTCATCGCACCGGGTCGGTAGACGACCTGCAGGAGCAATATCCGGCCACGGACACGGAAGCGCTGGCGGCGCGAGCGCTGGATAAGCGGATCGCTCCGGTGTGGTTGCATCAGTGCTACCAGGAAGCCCAGCCACTACTGCAACTGCCTGCCGGAGCGCCCGCCATTCCGGGGCTTGAGGTCTACGCGTTGCCCCAACGCGGGCGGTCCTATGTGCTTGGCGCCGATCCAGCTGAGGGCAACCCGACCTCTGATGACTCCGCTTTGACGGTATTGGACCGCGCCAGCGGCGAGGAGGTGGCGTCGCTGGCGGGCAAGTTCCAGCCAGCCGTGTTCGCGGCCCACATGGACATGATCGCGAAGTGGTACGGCGAAGCCGGCGTTCTCGTGGAGCGAAACAATCACGGGCATGCGGTGCTGTTGTGGCTGCGCGACCACAGTGGGCTCAAGCTGGGCCAAGGGTTGGACAACAAGGATGGCTGGCTTACCAACGAGAGAGGCAAGGCGATGCTGTATGCGGTGGCGGCGGACGCTTTCCGCGAGCAGCAGACGGTGCTACACAGTTTTGCCACCTTTATGCAATTGTCGAGCATCGAAGGGGCAAGCCTACGGGCCCCGGAAGGGGAGCCAGATGACCGGGCGGTTGCGTACGCCTTAGCGCTTTGGCTGGCGTACCTTTATGCCAGGCAGGGAACGGCGGGAATGCAAGGCATATCGTATGCTCCTAACAGGCGGAGCCTATTCGGCGAGCAACCAGGTGGTGATTGGCGGGCGAAGCAGGCCAAGTTCATGCCGATAGGTCGGGACGGCCGGGTGCGGATAACGTGGGGATAAAGTGGGCACAGTGCGTGCCGCTTGGTGGCCAGGCAGCCGGCGCCGGCCTCGATGAAAGCTTGCACTCGCGCCGCCTCGCTTGGAAAGTAGAGATCGGCCTGGAGCCGGCCCTCCGACCGCAGCACAATCGAGCCTCAGCCGCTGCGGCCAACTCCAACTTAATGAGGTGCGAGGTGGAGCATGTCGAGGCAATGGACAGCGAAATGCAAGATTTGCGCAGGCCCTCTTTTGGGTTCACAGCGTAGGTACTGCTCAACGAACTGTGCCCATGAAGGACGTATGCTCAGGCGACGGATGAAGCGAGGCAGAAGGCGAAAATGCCGCCGTTGCCGTGGCTGGTTTTCGCCAACCCGCAATGGCCACGTGGTCTGTTCCCCAGCCTGTCGCCAGGCGGAATGCCGCGAGCGGGTGTCCCGCCGTGATCCGACGGCCCTAAAGCTGCGCGTGTTGTTGCATCGTGATATGCGTAACGCCGGAATGGAAATGCCTCTCAACAAAAAGGACAAAGCAGCGTTCGCAGCATTCGAGAGAGCAGAAAAAAGGCGCGAGCGCGACGAATTTCTCCGCTCAGCCGGGCTTGATCCGCGACCTCCGCGCTGGCAGGGGAAGGCGGTCAAATCCATTGATCAGATCGAGGAACGCCTGAACAGGGCTATCAGCGCTGAGGATTTCGAGCTGGCAGCGGCGTTACGCGATGAGCTGAACATGCGAAAAGGCCAGGCTGGCGCAACGTAGCGCGAATGTGGCCTTTTCACGACTAGGCCAACCACGAGGGCGCAGGACGCGCGTTCACGGAGAACTGCAAGCAATGCGGCTGGCGCCGTGTCCAAGCCATTCTTCAGCCTGTGTTACACTTGCACGGTCCGGACACGAGCCCGGGCCGGGCTTCCTGATGCCGTAGTCCCGGGAATTTGCTGGCATTTGACATGGCCCAAATTCGTGCGCTGTGAGGATGGGGTCGGGATTCCTACGCGCGCCATGATGCTGCGACGAAGATACCCGCCGAGTCCGTGTGCCGAGTTGTGGATGGTTTATTGTAGACGTCTTCCACTTGCAGCGACCCTTGCTGCGCATGAATCAGCGGCGGGGTCCGGAAGTCTACCCGTTTCCGAGCCGTCCGTAGCGGCGGCGCAGCTCGTCGAGATGGTCGAATGTCGCCATGTCTGCCTGTGGCGGGGTCTTGGTGGTCAGTGCGATGCGGGTTACGGCACTCGGCGGCCGGAGCTTACGGGCGTAATGGTAAAAGGTAGCCCGGCAACCTGCCCCGGTTGCGATGAATGCCTGCACCCGCGCCGCCTCGCTTACAAATGTCGGATCGGCCTGGAGCCGGGCCACGAGCAAGGCTGACCCGCTCAGGCACCGGTTCAGCACCGCCCTTCGCCAGTCCAAGCCTGCTCGCTTCAGCTCCCAGGCCTGGCCATAGGTACGCAGGGAATGCTGCCCGATCAAATGCAGTTGTCCGGCGACGAAGTCGAAGATCTCCTGGTCCCAAAACCAACCGGCCGCCTGGCGGTGCACTTCCAACGCCGTCGGCTCAAAGAACAGGACATGGCCTCGGTCCTCCAAGGCAGCCACGTCGGCGTTGAGCGTCTTCCAGTCATTGCCGATCAGCGCCAATCGGCTAGTGGTACTGAACTGCGTCGGCACGTTGTGCAACTCCAGGATCGGCGTCAGCGTATGCCTGCCCAGGGTCTTCACCGGTTCGGTCTGGCACAAGGCTTTCAGGAGCCGAATGCCGCTACGATCGGCATAAAGGCCGTCGATGTCGTCGAGGACCAAGGGCTGGTGGCGGTACGCGAAGGCTTGGAGATAGATGCCCAAGGGTGTGGCCTGGCCGCTGATCCAGCCGACGTGGGAGTCCAGTGCCTGGCGGACCGCGCGGCTTTTGCCAACGCCGGGTGGTCCGAAGAGCAGGAGCAGATGCAGATGTCCCGCGGCGAAGGCACGAATATAGGCTTCGAGTTCGCCGTAGCTGGAAAGGCGCAGCGCGTGCGGCGGCACTTTAGAAGACTTGGCCATGGGTGGGGTCTCGATGCAAGAATGTGCGTGTCCGATTCGCGAGTTCGATACGCAACACGGGCGACGCCTGAGGCGTCGCCCGTGCAGCCATCCGGTGCTAGGAGCGTTTCAAATCGGAGCGATGGGCAAAGCGGCCGGGGCCGGTCTTGAAGAAGCGGGACGCCGCGCCCTTGAGCTCTACCTCGCGCGCGATCGCGGCGTACACGGCGGTCACAATGTTGCCGAAAATGGCCCCGAGCGGGGCCACCATCAAAAGGGCGCGGGGTGATCCGGTAG